AGGTCCGGAAATTCTGGCACTGGATCCTTTTTCTTTATGCGAGCTTCGTATTTATAAGGATCATCCGTGTCTATAACCTCTATTTCGTCTGGTGCTGGTCCACCAGCGACGATCCCGCTCGACGAAACAGCAGGTCCGAAGGAAGTCAACATCCCACCCATAACGGGTTCCGGCTCTACCGGAGTTTGCAGTTCAGTCAACCGCGCCGCTCGATCTAGGTCTGACATAATTTGCGCACGGACGGCGTCGGGAACATCGTCAAAAGCGCGCGGATCTAAAGATCGAACAAAATCGGCACGATCAAACTGCGCATAGTCCGGTCTGCCGCCTTGGTTCATTTCCACCGGCATTGTTCCACGTGGAACACCGGCCCCGGCTAGGGGTCCCGACGTGTTGTATTTACTGAGCAGGTTGGTCAAACCGCTGATGTTTCTTCGTCTCATGTTGTTCACCATACCACCGTTGGCGTATAAGTTGTCAGTCGGGTAGCCCGCTTCTTGGCGCAAGCGAAAGATCCTTTGATTGACCCGATTGAGTGACGCTTGAATTTCTGACCGTTTTCGAGAACCTAGTTCGTCCTCCCGCAAAGCGCCAATCATGCCGTCTCGCATAGAGAGAAGATTTGCTGCCGGGTCCTCTGTCGGAACGGGCTTGGGTGGCCCCATGCCCGGTAAATCCATTTGCGGATCATTAGGGTCGTCAATAGAAAAAGACGGCTGGCCTTTACGGCCTTCGGCCAGTGAGTAAACAAGCCCGCCTTCAGGTAGCACCATTCCTTGAGTGACTTCAGGGTCGAGGTTTTGCATTTCTACGGGAGTAATTTTGTCAGTAAACGGTTTTAACTGACCAGACGGAGCACGTAAATACTCGCCCTCTTCAATACCTTCAAACCTTCTTTGCACGTTACGTGCTTCAACTTCACCCGGATTACCTTCATACATCTCGTATGATCTACTGCTTATTTCGTCTATCTGTTCTTTTTCTTTGAGAAGTGGTCGTAGCTTTTGTATTTGTTCGTCAAAAGCGCCGCCGATTCTTTCGGCGACTTTTTCTGAGTTTTTGACACCGGCTATTTTTAGCTTATCCGCCAAATAAATCATTTCCCGGTCAGAACCCCCATATCGAAAAGCCTGCCCCCTATACTCTGTTTCAACGTCTGCAATTTCTTTTTCTGATTTCCCCGCTCGACGCTTCGAGTCCTTCCTCATTTCAATCAGTTCTTCAAGGTCGCGCCGGTACCTCTCGGCAATCGTTAGCTCTCCGGCAGCAATTTGTTCCTCCTCTTCTGCACGCTGCCTGAGATAATGGACTGTTGCACGTTTAACAGACCGCACTTTGGCTGCACCATCGTCAGTTTCTTTGTCTGCGCCCGCTAATCCTTTTTGGGTACGCGGTGGAGGTGTCAGCGTAGACAATCCAAAAATTTTACTAAAAAGCCCTGTTTTTGGTTTTTTTGAGCCGGGGTCATCAAGGGTTACCACCAGATTATCTAAGCTATCCTCAATGTTCGTCTCTAGCTTTCTACGTGCATCTTGATTTTTAGTTTGTCTTTCCGCAAAGCCCGCAGGTTCAAACATCCGGGTGTTGGCACCGCCGTACAATCCTTCAATGTCTTGCACCGCATGCTGCACCTCGTGCAGTAAAGTGCTCATCATTTCTTTGCGACCCTCTGCCGTATTCGGGACGGACGCGAGGGAAATCTCTTTCGTTTTGGGGTTGTAAGCACCTTTAAGAAAAAATGCCAAAGCGGGGGTTGGTTTTATTTGTATCGAGCGTAACTGAGGGTATTCGTCGAAAAGTTCAGGAAAATCAACGATTTGCTCTAGAACAGGGGCAGGAAATTTTTGCAAACCACCCTTGCCCACCTTAGAATCCAATTTCGTAAATCCGTATTTATTTAATTGTGTTTCGTCTAGCTCAAAAAACCCCGGCACGTGTATGTAATCTTTGTCGTTGATGCTGTTTTTGCGTATACGAAGACCTTGCATCGCCTCAAGACGCTGTTGATCTCTAGTCTCAGGGTCTAATAACTTACCCAGTTCAACATCGGGGTCCTCCGTCTCTCGAAACACCCCCCGAAACGCAACGTTGGTCGTCGGTATTTCGTAGCGAACCTTGCCATCTAAGCTAGAACGGTATGCCTTATACGTGTTAGCGCCGTCTTGTCGTTCCCACCCTTCCGAAGGGTCAAGCCCGGATTCCTCCAACATGGCAACCGTATCTTCTGCTTGCTTTCCAGACTTGCCGCCGCCACTGCCAAAAATACCAAAGCTGGCTCTGGGCACGTCGCTAACCGCACGTCCGACAGCCAAAGGCGTCGTGGCCGATAAGAAGGCGTCATAAGGCATGCCGGTCATGCCGGTTTCGGGGTCAATAACACGCTCACCACGTAAGCTTGCAATACCCGAAAGCTTTGTTTGTTCTGCTAATGTTTCGGGCACCGTGCGCAGCGTTTCTATTGCCTGCGCTCGTGTCTCCGGAGATCTGATCAAATCCCCAGCAAAATCAACGGCTTGGGAAACGCCACGGGCCAAGGGCATATTGGCGCGAGCTTCTGGCCCCGAAGTTGCCTCTTCTGGACGCATAAAGACGCCCGGACGAAGGCGTTCTTCTATCCGCTCGTCAAAGCCAAATGTCTCAGGGTTGTATGATTCAATCGCGTCGCCTAGCTCACGGGCCGCAGGCATGACCACTTCGCGTCGACTCGTGTCAAAAAGGTCCGCAGCGCCACGAGCCAGAGCCGTGGGCAGACCTACTCGTTCGGATACCATAGAAGTGGGGAAACCCTGTATCGCATCACCGCTCGCGAGCAGATCACGGATCTCGGGGTCGAAAATGTATTCCTGCTCTGCCTCAGACGCCGGGATGACCTTCCCAAATTCAAACTCGCGTTCAGCCATAGTATGCCCCAGCCGTGATACTCACCGATTCGTCACCGTCTTCCCAATCGTCAGTAGGCAACTGCACAAAGTTACCCTGCCGATAGCGCATCAGCGCCTGTGTGGTGCTGTCCACCAAGTCGTCGTGAGTCCCGTTAGGAAAAGCAGCGCATTCTTCCACCACTTCTTGCGCCCAAGACTCGTCCGGTGCCCAGATCATACCAGCTTCAAATAGCGGAGAGATACTGTGTACCCTAGAAAGCTTGTCATTACCACGGCTTGGCGTAAAATTCACCACCGGAATGCCTAATTGCCGCAATTCCTGAGTCAGAGGGGTCCCTGACGCCTTCGCTTCCACAATAACCGTCTCTGGTTCCCAAAATTTGTAGTGCTCTAGCGCAATTTCCTTCAGTTCAGGAAAGTCCCACCGCCCTTTCTTGGCATCCAACAACATCAAATGCGCCGGACCACCGATTTCTTCGGGATAAAACACGCCCCAAGTGGTAATTGCACTGTAGTCAGCGGTTTCTCGCTTACTGAACGCCGTATCGTAGCTCTGAATCACGTACTGAAGGTTAGGAATCGTGTCTTTTTCCCAAACGTTCCACCATTCGCGCTTCAAAATGGCCAAAGTCTCGGAGGTAGGGTTCTGCTGGTACTGCGCGTTCCACTGATACGCCGGAATCGACGCTTTTACCGACTCCAACTCTTCTTTCTTCCAAAATTCGGGCCAACATGGCTCACCTGACTCGAAAATTGCAGGTAATTCAAGGACTTCCCACTGATCTGCAAAGGGGTCCTTAGTCATTTGACGCACCAAATTGCCCGTCATGTCCTTTTCTGACCACCGAGTCTGCACCAAAACGATAGCACCACCCGGCTGGAGACGTTGCCGGGGACCCGCCGTGTACCACTCCCACGCATTCTCGAAACCACTCGCCGACATCGCCGTCTGCTCCGAGTGCGGATCGTCGATAATGATCAAATCACCACCACGTCCCGCCAAGTTCGACCCGACACCCACCGCGTAGTACATACCACCCGACTTTGTGTCCCACCGGCCAGACGCCTTACTGTCCGCAGACAGCTTCGTATCGTCAAAAATCTCCTTGTACTCGTCCGTTTCCAACAGATTTTTGACCTTACGACCAAAGTTCACCGCCAGTTCCGTGGTGTGCGTCGCCTGAATGATCTTCATCGACGGGTTCCGTCCAATCATCCACGCCGGGAACAAGTAAGAAGCAAACTCACTCTTCGTATGACGCGGCGGCATGTTGATGATCAACCGCTTCAACTTCCCCGATGCAATCTGCTCCATCTTCTCCGCAATCAAATAATGATGCCGACCCGCAATGAACTCCGGCCACATAGATCGTACAAATGGTAAAAATTCAGCTTTACAAGTTTCTACCTTCTCCAATTGCTTCAAACGAAGCTGTAATCGAAGTTCCTGAATGTCCGCTTCTGTCTGAGTGTCAAGGTTCAAGGGGGACCCTATGCGTTTCAATGGTGGTGAGAAAATCTGCCCAGTTCACGGGCTTGGTAAACGTGCCGTGGGCCGCGACCCGTAGGCCGTCTTCAAAAACTTCTATCGCTTGGTCCGCGCGGTACAAATGCACGGTGTCATCCTTTTTGACCACGATCCACGAGCGAGCGCCCTTGTGCCGCGTTGCAAACGAAACCTGATGCGGACTGAGCAAAACTTTATTGCCCTTCGCTACTTTAAGTTCGATTAGGTGGAACTGGCTTTGTCGGTCGAGTAACAACAAGTCAGGTATGCCCTGCGTGCTGCTGTTCTCGATCCGCGTGCAAACCACATCAGTGCTGGATAGCCCCGTCTTGATCTGCCTCCAAAAGCTCGACTCTGTCTGGTTCGACATCGATCACCTTCTCGCCAAGCTGGCGCTTCAGTTCGTCCAAAGCCTTCTTGACCTCGGCTTTACTCATCTGATCAATCGATCCATGGCGGACCTCAGACTTGTTCACGTAAATATCGCCTTGGGCCAAGCCGCGCGCTTTCTCAGCCTGAACAGCAGCAGAGTATGCACCCGCCGCGATAGCCTCATCACGGATATGCTGCAAGTCGCGGATGTGTCGGGCGTAGCTCACTTCGTACTTTTCAGCAAGCTCGGCCCGTCGTGCCTTGAGTGCTTTCACGACATGGGGTGATTTTCTAGGGTTGAGCATCTCGTAGGCCCGTGTATGCGCGCCGTTGATACTGAATCCCGCTTCGACCGCCAGATTTCGTAGCGTGTCCTGTCCCTCTCGTGTGGCGACCAGTTCGACAAACTTCAATTGCTTGCCGGTTAATCTCGTATCTTCAGAGAGCCTCGGTCTGCCCCGTGTCTCTACTTTTTTCTGCACTTCGGCCATGCGTCAAATCCCATAAAACCCGCTTAATTTTGCGAAATATAGCACTTTTTTTATTCAGTGAAAGCGATTTGTTTCAGAGCCGTACTGTTTGCGTGAAACCTGCTCTTACAGGCGCTGCCCGCCAGCGCGCGCGGCGCGCGGATCGTGCTCGAAGATCGGCGGCTTTTTGGCCGGTTTTAGCCTCAATTGACCGGGGGACCCTAGACCACGGCGCGCGGATCGCCGACCGGCGGCGGCGGTCCACGGAGCGCGGATCGATAGGCGCGGTCTATTGTCGGGCGGGTTTTAGGGCGCGGATCGGCGGGGATCGGGACCGGATCGCAGCTCCGACGATAGGTTTTGGCGATCACGGACCACGGATCGCGGTGCGCGGTACGTTTGGCAAGGGGATCGGGCGGCGGGGCGCGGCATGTTGCACTCAAATAAAAGAAACAAAAAAAAGCCCGCACGGTGGCGGGCTAGATCGGCGGGGATGATTGAAGGGTTAGCTGCTAAACGTCACGTCGAAACAACCGTTCTTAATCACCTCGGCCACGACTTCGCGCATGTCCTCCGTAGACGTTTGAGCAGTTTGCTCGGCAACTGCCTCCGTAAAATTGTGGTGGTCAGTCGGATCGTAATTATCTAGCTCGGTTTCGACTAGCGATTGCACCCGATCCTCTATCAACTCAAACAATGCGCTAGCAAGTTGATCCTCGCGACTAACTACCTCGGCCATGCCTGCGGCCAACTGATCAACCTTCCTTGTAAGCTTTCGGATTTCGGCGGCGGCGGCTTTCGTATCATCGGCGGTCGAAAGCATTCCGGATTCGAGTTGATCGGCGGCGAGCCGGTCGAGATACTCGGGCATAGTTTCACGCGTGGCCGGTTGGGTATTTTGGTTTTCGATGTTCATGGTTCATTGCTCCAATATTGCGCCAGCGGTTCGTGGCGTTCGCGGAGTATAAGAGAATTCCCACAAATAAAAAACCCCGCGCTCGGCGGGGTTGGTCGGGTCGGGGAATCGGCTAAGTGTGCGCGTATCCGTCGCGCTCGATGCCGATTGTCATATGAGGGACGTTTGCCATCGCGCAGTCGTCGAAGTGTAGCGCGTAGCAATCCCGCGCCACCCAATCAACAAAGCCGACGCCTTTGTATAAGGGGTGATCGGTATCACGCACGTGACGGCAGAAAATGCGAACAAGTGCAGATTGTTGGTCTGTCGTGAATTGGGCGAGGTGATCGATGAATTGTGGCTTGGCGTTTTCCATTAGTCGAACCTCGCTATCTTTGAGTCGTAAAGGGTAGCTACGGCGACAATGCCATAGGGATACACGTAGCACGTCACGCTGTCGTCGGGATCGTCGAGCGCGCGAAGTTTTAGCAGCGGCGGCAGGGGATCGTCGCCGTCGCCGTGGTAAATGCCGTCCATATCCAGAGTGCCCGAGAATGGGTATTGATTGAATCCGCCCATTTGATAGCAGTCGTCCATCACTTGCGCGGCTTCTTCTATCGTTCCGGCTTTTTCTTGCAGCACGGCTTCGGCAAAAAAATCGGGGATAATGCCGCACATTTCATGCAATTCGTCGCGGCTAAAATCGTAACTGGCGGTCGGGTCAAGTATCCATTGCAGCAAAAGCTTTGCGGGCCGTATCTGTATCACTGTTTCCATTTTCGTTTTTCCTATATTGCGCCGGTATGGCGTGATCGGATTATAGGATTAATCGCATAGAAAAGAAAAGCCCGCACGATGGCGGGCTTGTTGGGCTTGTTGGCGGTCCTGATCAGGCCGCTACTTTATCCAGCAGCGCACCGGCTTTGCGTTCGATTTCGATGCGGTTATCTTGATGCGGGATATCCCGAGCAATCGCGGTGATAGCTTGGGCGGCGTCCCATACAGTCTCAACGGGTCGCCCTTCTTCTTCTAAATGGCGCGCGTTCGCGGCTTTCGCCATGCGGGCAGATAACCCAGCGCGTTTGCTTAGAAACTCCAAACGGCTGTCATCGTCGTGCGCAATCTTGGCGGCTTTCGCGGCTTGGACGCCCTCAACAAACGTCGACGTTTTACCTTGCGCGAAGCTTTCCAATGCTGGGCGCGCCTCATACGCGAAACGGTCGGGCGCGAATTTGGTGTGCCGAATTTTAATTTCTTGGAAATTCTCAACACCCCATAAGTTGCGATTCATGCATACGCCACGCAAGTACATGGCGGCTATGCCCGCCGTCTTGCTACCCGTTTCACTGTTCCACGCGTAGAAACCTCTAAACATTAGATCAGGCTCGCCGTTCGGAAGCTTTCCAACTTCGATAGGGTGACGGTCGTCGACTAGAAACAGGAACACATCACGATCACTAGCGAATAGCGTGGTGGTGTCGATGCTAACCGGAACGTCGGGATCATAAACGGCTAGGCCGTCGCGGCTGCCGGTCATCATACCCGGCACTTTCCAGCGCCCGCCAGATTGCTCGACTAGGTTTTTAACCGGCTCGATAATTTCCCAGTCAAAAATACGGCCATAGTCGGGACCGGTCGCCGCACGTAAATCGCCGCCGTCGGTTTGACTGCCGTACACTTTCACCAATTCGCGGCCACGGTTATGGCGCAATCCCCATTGCAGGCAGTCAGCGGCCAATGGCGCAGGCAGGTCGCGCAGATATCCCGCAGGCGCTCCGGATAATTGAGACAATTGGCCAAAGCTCCAATTTGTCGGCGTGTTGAAATGGTCGCGGTTATTGTCATCTTGGTATTCGATAACCAAATCGCCACGGCTGGGGTTAGCTTCGTCTAGGTCGCCGATAATCTGAATTTTATGGGTATCCACGGTCCGGCTAATCATCCGATGGGCATCCGTTTTTTTTGTGGCCAGCATATCGTCGAGAGTCAGAAATTTTTGATCGTCGGGACGGCTGAACCATTGGCTAGATACGGCACTGTTACCAATGCCATGCGCGAACGCGTTAGTGGTGTATGTCATTTCACTTTTTCCTAAGTTTGGGCCTGCGGCTTGGCCCGAAATGTTGGCCGCATAAGAATAGTCGCATACCGGCGGACAGATGTAAATTTTTATTTTTTTATATTATGCGGCAGCGCGTAGGATCATATTGCCATCCACAACGAAACCCGAAGCGTCGTGCAGTGCAGGCCCTTTGGCAGTCAGTCCTATAACAACCGGACCGGCCATTACGTTATCCAGATCAGACAGATCACCATCAATAACGCGGCGGCCAAGGTATTCGCTCGGTAAACGATTTTTAAAAACCACGGCGACGGGGACGCCAGTGGGCAGCGCGGCGGCTACTTGGTTTTGATATTGCGGTCGGTCGCTGTAGCTAAACATTAACCGGTAGTTGTGGGGAGTTTTGCCCAAGCGTTTCGCTTGCTTAGTGTAGTCATAAAAAAACAGGTCGGGGAATTCCTGCGGGATGCCATGCTTTTCCCATGGGATATCAGACAGCACGTTAAGCCGCACCACGCCTTGCACATTTTGCTTGGCGCAAAGCTTTTTAAAGTTTCTTAGTTCGCGGGTAAGTTGGGCGAGGAATCCAGCTTGGTCGGAATGCCAGTAGTCGGTCTTTGCTTGGCGGGCAATGTTGACGCTGTCATACACTGCCGCAAGGCCCGCATCCTTCAGGCATAGGTCCATACAATTCGCGGCTTTGCTACCGGCGCAGATAATGTGGTCCGGCATCATGCTAAGGCTTGCCATCCGGACCGGCTTGGCAAAATGGCTATTCGGCTTATCCTGAGTTTTTTTTACTTTCGTGTTCGTCGCTCGGGTATCTGTCAATTTCATCATTCGCATCCTTGGTTATCGGTGTATGCGAATAGTCGCGTATATCTTCCTCTAGCGCAAGTCCAAGGGCGATCTTTCTATCCTGTATATAACGGGTCCATTTTTGATTATGGGCAGTATAGCGGGCACGGATTTCAATCTGCTTTTGCTCGGCTTCGCGTTCCAAGGCGATAAATTCCTCGTACTTGCGTTCTTTCCATTTTGCGATCCAATACAGCACATCGAATTCCTATGCGATTTCTCGCAGCCTAACAGTACGGTCACGCGCACTGTCAATACCCCATTCCTTAATTCGGGTTCCTATATAGTACTTTTTCAGCAAAACAAAAAAGATAAAAAAAATTTTTCCGGAAAACTCCTATGCAGTTACGCGTTTTTTGGTTTAGCCCGTAACGGCTCTAAACACGGTGGTACGCTGCCGGTACGGCTACAGGCCCCGTCCTATAAGGGCTGTACCACCGTACCGCCTGTACCGCCATTTTTGAAATTGTTTTTTCAAAAAATATTTTTTCTGGGAAAGTACTATATAGAAGCGCGTTTTTTGCACCAAGCGCCGCGAACGGCGTTACGCGCCCTATTCCCCGTCCCCAAACACCCGCAATGCAGAGTGCTCGTGCCCCCCTGCCGCTTCTGATCCCTCCCACAAAGCGCTAAGGATTCCCCGACGGCTGATCTCGAACTCGACAACGCTAATCGTCAAGGCTTCCCTCGGCATGAAATTTTCATCGATAAAGTCGATGGCCCGCGCAAGGTGTTTTTTGTTTCGGGCGTAGTGGTAACCCTCACCCGTATCGATTCGGTATAATTTCATTCACTTTCTCCTACTGCTCATGCCACGCGTGCCGGTTAAAAAATGCGACGATCCCTTCTTTGGTCGCGGGAAACTCGCAGGTGTGTTTGGTGATCTCAAAAGAACCGTCTTGGTCTAGGACGGCGTCGATGTATCTTTTGCGCTCTTTTGCCGTTTTAAAAACTTGAACTACGTGGTGTCCACCCTCATTGCACGTAACACGCGCTAAATATAATTTCATTCACTTTCTCCGTTGATAAGAAAGGGGCCGAAGCCCCTGTTGGTTTAGAGTTCAAAGACCGTATCGGGATGCTCGTTTAGAGCATGCTCAAGCTCCTGTTCTAAATCGAAAGGTAGCTGGAACGTTTTCAAAATGGCCAGGATTTCCTGATCGGTTAGTGCCACGTTCTTCACGCTGCGGTCTACAGGTTTACCATCGGCTCCTGTCTTGGTCGTAACTTCTTTCAATTCCATTCACTATCTCCAAGTTGTGGGGGCCGAAGCCCCCGTGAGTTTAGCTGGTTGGTTGCCAATACCCGTAGACGCATCGCTGCTCGTCTCTGGAGCAATCGTAGGTGTCATGGATGACGCCATCGATTACTGAAACAAGATGCTTAGAAACTTTGCAGATCAATCGTCCGCTCGGTAACTCTCCGGCGTTGAGATGCACTTGGCATCCGCTCCCGATTTGCATCGTAGGGGTCCAGACAAAGCCTAGCTCCTGCATGTAGTCCTTGAACCATTTCCGCTGGGTATAAATACCGTTGCGGGCTGATCGGGACTGCTTGCCCGTGCGTTTCGATTTACGCTGCGAGGCGTTGCCCTCCGCCAATCGGTCGTAGACCTGTTGGTAGGGAAGCTGCGCCGCGATGGCGATGGCTCGGCAAACGCAGTCACCTGCATCGCCTTTGTAGCCAGCGTCTTTGCGACCGCCGTCATCGTAGACGAACGCAGGGTTGGATATGGCTTGAGTCATATCACTATCTCCAAGTTGTTAAAGATCTGGGTTGTTCCACGTGGAACATTGCCCCCGACAAGGTCCTTTCCTTAGTCGGTATGCACATTATCCCATACCTTACCCGCCTTGTCTACCCCAGTTCTTAGACACAACTTAGACAAATGCATTTATTTTACAGCGAAGGGTTGACAAGAAAAAGCTAATCACTTAGACGCTCCGTCCTGCTCTCCTGCCGTTCTTTGATCGTCAAAAAGATTCGCCTCTCTTCGCCCGCTAGCTCATCGGGTCTAACCGCTTCAGCCGCTGCACGAGCGATTTGTTTTGTGGCTTCCTTTTCTAGCGCCCTGTAAAGCTCTGGGCTGCGTTGGCTCAAGATAGCCAACATCTGCTGCGGTACGCTCGTAGAGATATTTCGGCTCGGCGGCATTTTTAAAATTTGTGCATCAAGGGCCGTGAGCTTTTTTGCGCATGCCTTTATGTGCTCTAGCTCTTCTGCGCTATATGACCGGCGTTTTTTGATTTTTTTATACGTATTGCGGTCGTTGTTGCGGATCGAAGGGACGATCAACTCATCGATTTTTTTCTTTTTTGGCAGTTTGTACTTGGTGCGGAAGGTATTGATCTTAGCTTGCAATTCAACTTTTTGAAGGATCAGTGCTTCGCGGTTCCAATCGGTTTCTACGATGTACGAGCCGTGGTCCACGTATCCCCGCCGTGACCCGTGGGTCGAGTACTGCGACGTGCGCTTCATAAAGTCGGCTGCTTTGGAGTTGTTCAGACTGTGTGCCATCTTTTTTCCAATTTAGTGTTGCAAAGCTAAGATAACTCGCATACCATCGCATTTCAAGCTTTTTGGAGAAAGTGAAAATGCACAAAGACGCCAAGAAAATCGCACGTCGTATTGACTTAGCGTTTGCCGCGCTCCGCGATAAGGGGTTCTTTGCCAAGGCCAACCACACGTGCTGTCAGTCCTGCGGGCTGTCGGAGATCCCCGAAGACAAAGAAATGGCTTACGTTTTTTATCACATGCAAGACGCGGAGAATTTGAAAGATGCTGGCGTTTGCTATCTGGCGTGGGGCGGCAAAGTCGGAGAAAAATTTGGTCATACTATTTGCGACACGATCCGCGAAGCGGGCTTGGAAGTCGACTGGAACGGCAGCGAGCACACCCGAATCGCAGTCACCGGATTGGCGTCCAGCGCCAAGCAATGGGACGTGACCATCGTTCAGACCAGCGTCGTCAGGGGTGTCACTGCTAAGACAGAGCAGGAAGCAATCCGTAAAGCGCGAGACGACTCCAGTTGGTCAGACCATGTGGTCGATGTGCAAACAATAGCGTCGCCATCGTGAAAGGCGAACTGACAATAATCTTTGATCAAGAAGAAGCGGAGCGAGTGGTAACGCTGCTTCTTGGTCTTGATGAGCGGCTGTCTGTAATGGAACAGCAAATGGAAACCCTGTTGGAGAAAGTGAATGAACTACAGCATGGACAAAAACCCCGAAAGCGCAGAAGAAGCCCTGTATCAGGGGCTGGTGATGCGTCTGCTGCCGAACAAAACAAAGAGTGAGCGCGAAGAACTGGATGACATCATCAGCAATTTGACTGCGATGTTGCCGGTAAACACCGTGAACTTTTTAAAGTTCAAAGCAACCTTAAAATTTTTAGGCATTGGAGATAGTGATGACAGTAAATAACTTAAAGCTGCACGAGATGCAGACACAAATGAACGCCCTTGCAGTAGACGCAGCGGAGAAATCTGGCAGTAAGATTACTGGGGGCATCAAAGCGGTTTCTAAAGCGGTAGGCGTTGACTACGCCACCATGAAGGGTTTCGTGTTTGGCACGATCAAAAGGCCCTCAGAGCGCACCGTGGACCGCGTGCGGACGTTCTTGCGCGACAACGAAGAGCCGCGCGACAACGAAGAGCCGCGCACCGCGAACATCACGGCGTTGAACAACGACGATATTGCAATTTTGTTGGATCTGTTGACCACGACTTCGATGGACATCAGAGAGGATTACCAACGTTTTGAGGCTCAAACGGGAGATTATGCGGTCAGCAACCCCACTTACCGCGCTCTGTATGGGCAAGAAGGGCGGTTGAATAAACTGCGTAAGAAGCTTGAGTCGCTGGCCTCCTGCAAATTCGATTTTGATGTAGAACTGCAATCGGTGGTTCCGGTTAGGACAAAATAATTGATATGCTCTGGGGCAAACCAGTTTGGGATGCGGTTATCACTCCGCTCCAAGCGCGCGCCGTCCGCGTGCCCACAAGACGGCACTGTTTTGGCAAGGGCACTCCAGCCCTGAAACGCGCGTTCCCGTCCGCGTGCCAGAAGGCGGGCTAAATTGGGCAGAGAGATAAACACACTCTCTCCTTGCCCGTTCCCGTCCGGGTGCCCAAAGGCGGGGCTTTTCTAGAGGATAATCTATATGACAGAAGTGACAGAAATTGAAGAAGCAACCCTTTCCCTTAATCTGTCCCCCGACGAAGGGCTGTTCTTGCTCAGACTTTTAAAAAGTTCCAAGGACGATCCAAGGATTCACGGCTTGATCGGTACATGCTTCTGGTTCCATAGCCATAGCAAGACCGAAGAGCAGTGCATCAAAGACACATGGACATCCGTCGAACAAAAACTGGAGGCACTACAACTTGGCAGCGGGTGAAGTAGGTAAAACGTTCACAACGAAAGTTCTTGAAGAACTGGCGAAAGAAGAAAAGATCAGCGACATCCAGAAAAAGCTACTGGACACCTCGTCGCTGTTGGTTGCATACCCTGATGCATCAGAAGAAAAATCAAAAGAATGGATGACAACAATCAACTGCTGTCGGTTGGAACTGCGCAGGCGGTTTTTATCTAAGCGGAGTCGAGTTCGCGCGCCTCTCTAGCGCGGTCTTCTTTCCACTCGTTGAAAATCTTACGCAGTTGTCCGCTGATCGTGCGGTCTTCTATCTGCGCAATTTCTTTGATCTGACGATAAACTGGCATTGGCACCAGAATCGACTTCCATTTCGTTGTATCCATGCAAGAGATTATCGCGCATGTCGCATACTAATTCAAGGGTTTATCGAAAAGTTCTCATTGCGTCTTGGAGGTTAGAAAACCTGCCTTGCGCAAGTCCGCGTTGCCCTCCAAACCCGCCAATACCTCGCGACAGTTGAGGCATCGCAGTCATTTGTCGCATGTTTCGTGGCCCTTGAGATTGAAACATGGAATCGATTTGTCGTGCCTGCATTCCCCTTAAATCTTGTGGTCCTTGGGATTGAAACCCACCGCCGAATCCACGACCTTGCAGTCTGGTCATATCTCTTTGGTTCATTGCCACAGGAGGTGATGGCTTTGCTTGAAATTGATCTATATCAATCTTCATGTCTTGACCTTGATTACCCCGGCCACCACGGCCTTGACGATCAAACATGGCATCGCTTTGTCGTTGCCGTATTTGCCTTAAATCTTGTGGGCCTTGGGATTGAAACCCACCACCGAACTGGCCCATTTGACCGCCGCCCATACCGCCCATCATCCTCTGCATTGCTTGTTGCTGGGCTGCCGCAGGACCGCCGAAGCCGCCCATCATGCCGCCGAAGCCGCCTTGTCCTTGAAAGCCCCCGCCAAATTGCTGTTGAGGCATTTGCTGAAAACCGCCACCGAAGCCCCCGCCAAATTGTTGTTGAGGTTGCCCAAATCCGCCTTGTCCTTGAAAACCACCTCCGAATTGCTGTTGAGGTTGTTGCCCAAATCCGCCCTGTCCTTGAAAGCCCCCACCGAAGCCCCCACCAAACTGCTGCATTGGCTGTCGCATAGGTTGCTGAAAGCCCCCGCCAAACTGCTGTTGGGGTTGCGGAAAGCCCCCACCAAATTGTTGGGGTTGTTGACCAAAGCCCCCCATCGGCTGTCGATTCATGGGCTGCCCGAAAGGCGACATTTGTTGTTGTCCCCTAAATCCGCCTTGCTGGCCAAATCCGCCTTGCTGGCCAAATCCGCCGCCCATACCACCCATTGCAGGTCCAAACATTTTTCAGCGTCCTGAAAAGTTATATTTCGCTAGTTTCTCCCCAACTTGGCCCAAGGTCAATGTCGCATTTGCTCGGCACCTGAAGCTTGATCGCAGCTTCCATGACTTCACGTATTTTCTTGGCATGCTCTATGTTGGCCACGCTGCACCCTAGCTCATCATGCACCTGCAACAAGGGGCGTTCTCCAGCCTCGTACAGATCGACCATGGCCTGCTTGGTCATGTCCGCCGCAGATGCCTGTATCAGCCTGTTTAGCGCCTTGTAGGTGTATGCACGCTTGAGTGGTGCAGTCTCGCCGTAGGTAGCCTTTGCTTCCTTCAAAGGCATGGCTTTCTGCACGTCGTAGCCCATCGGTTCAAACATATCGAACCGACACTTGCGGCCTTTCAAAGATCGCAGTGACCCGTCTGACTTTTGATCCACGGACCGCGATACGCCGTTCATTAGCTCTTTCACAAACGGCACCCGCTTGTGGTACTGCTGCGTCAGTTCTTTGGCGTCATCAAACTCCAGATCCAGTTGGTCAGCCAGCTTGCGCACGCCCATGCCGTACATCATGCCTAGATTGATCGTCTTCGCCTGTTTGCGGCTGATGTTTGCCATGTCGGCAACCATGGTATGAAAGTCCATGTCTGGGTCATTGGTGTACCCGTCGACAAATTCTTTCGCTCCACCCAGCGGCAGACCTTTCCACTTGCCAAAAACGCTGGCGTAGTGGGTCAAGATCCGTGGTTCTTGCTGCGAGTAGTCTATAGCAGCCCACAGTTCTCCCTCTTCCGGCAGGAACAGGCTGCGAATCATAGGTCCTAGCTCTGGATCGCGAGCAGGAATCTGCTGAAGGTTTGGGTTCGACATAGACAGGCGTCCGGAGACAGTGCCTCCGTCATCGCTGCGTAGCTGATTGATGTGCCCGTGGATACGAGAGTCAGCGCCCACAAACTTCATTATGTTGTTGATAAACGTGCCTTGGATCTTGTTGAGGTTTCGTGCCTCGATGATCATTTTGGCAAACGGATGCGGGTTCTCGCTCAAAAATGCCTTGGTGAAAGACGGTGCGCCCTTGGCCGTTCGGGGATAGGCAACTTTTAGCTTGTCGAATGCTTTGGCTAGAGAAGTTGCCGCCCAGATCTCGACGTCAAAGCCTGCTTCTTTGTTGATTTCCCGGTAGGTCTGCTTCTCTCTTTTTAAAAGTTGTTGCTTCGACCGCTCACATCGCTCTAGATCTACCCGTATTCCGCGAAACGTCATGTCGATCAGGCAGGGCGTGAGCCGTGTTTCGAGATCGAAGATGGTTTCTAGGTCCTGCTTGTTGATTTCTACGCGGAAAAACTTGTACAGATCGTAGGCCAGCCGTGCGTCTTGCTCTGCATACGGCCCCACAAACTGCGCAGGGAGCTTCCAAAGCTCGCCCTTGGGGTCTACCCCAAACTCTACCGCAGCCTGCGTCAGAAGCTTCTCTGACTTGGCTAGGCCCAGATAGTCGTATGACAGAGCGTTCAGAGAGTAACTGAAACGATTTTCGTCGAGCAGCGCCGCCATCACCATCGTATCGATGATCGGGCCGTTTACCGGCACGTCGAGCGCCTTGAGCCAGCCCAGATCGTAGGGTGCGTTGTGCATGATCTTTGGGCAGTCTGTGGATAACTGCTTGGCTAGCCAACGCAGCACCTGCCGCTTGTCGAGATTACCACCACCAAGGTGATCAATAGGGTAGTAGGCTTCAAAGCCCTCAGTAGCGACCGCTATGCCAACAACGTCGCCGTCCTTGCGGGGCCAGCCCGGACCCATCTGCTTGAGGTTGGGGTCACGTGTTTCTAGGTCAATGGCAATCTCTTTGGCGTCTGTCAGGTCAACAAACTCGTAAGGTGCCGTCCACTCTGTTTCGGTCGCAAACAACGGGAACTGTAACCTAGTTTCCTTTTGCATCGTCTTTCCTTGGGTCATCGCCCAGCGCAAAACGCGTATACCAAATAGATTTTTTTAAATCTTCAACCGCATCGAACTTTTTTCCGGCCCGCCATTGGTACTTGAAGCTAGCTAAACGACAGTACATCTGCACGGCCTCTGTACCGAAAGCCGCGACCATGGCATCGATGCATTCAATCTCTGAGTCAGCATAGTGGCTCGGTGAGTTGACCATATCGCTCATAGTGCATAGCTCCTGTAAAAGTCGGCGGGTTCTAGTGTGTAAAGGTTCTGGCGGGTTCGTGTGACTGCCACGTAAAAGACGCGGTGCATGGAGTCTGGATCGCTTTCCATGCTGGCTTCTGCTGCTGCGGTGATGTCGGTAAACAGCACGACATTGTCCGCCTCACCGCCTTTGGCTCCGTGGATCGTGGACAGCCGTATGCGCGGCTCTGCCGTCAGATCCTCACCTCTCCGGACGAGGGCGTTAATGTACGCCACATCGACATCTGGCAGCTTGTCGAGAGCCTCGTTCCAAGCCATATCAGGTGTGGCCAGCAAGCCGTTGAAGTCCCGCAAGTCCTCATAGGTAAATAACGCATCGGGATCGCCTACGATCTTCTTGTGACCACGTAAGACACGCACGCCGTTGCCGGACATAAACGAATACATGGCCTTAGCTGCGTCGAAGGAGATCGGGTCACCGTTCTGCATACAGCCCCAAGCCGACAATGCCACACGTATTTTGTCTCTAACGCTACGCACACCACCACCGTACTCAAAGTAGTAGCCCTGACTTTTTAAAAATTGCTGTACCGGTGCCAAAAAGTAGTTGGCTTGTGCCAAAAACAGCCACGTGTCCTCTCGCATATCCAGTTCAAAGAAGTCTGTTAGTCGCTCCAGCTTGCCGTTCGCTTTCTTGGGCAGGTACTTCTTGGGGAACCGGCGCTTGATGCGTCCGCAGATCCGCTCTGCAATCGCGTGGATGTTGGATGGGACACGGTAGCTTTGCTCCAGCACCTCACTGCCGCCGTCCAGATTGATAAAATGCTCTACGTCCGCGCCAGACCACTTGTAGATAGCCTGATCGTCGTCACCAGCGCAGTACATGCGCTCTGAGCGCCCGTCGATAGCGTGGGCTATCTTCCATTGTAGAGGGGACAGGTCCTGTGCTTCGTCAAGCATCGCAAGCTTGAACTGGGGGCACGCAACGTGCGCAGTATCCGCAAAAAGCTCCAGCATGTCGGTGTAGTCAAACAGGCCGTGCTTTTTCTTATAGCTTTTCAAAGAGTTGGCGGCGTAGTCGACTTCGATCCATGGCTGGTCAAGATCACTCAGGTTGTACTCATCTTTGAGCGGGTTCATCTTCAGCCGTGCCAATGTGATCAAACGCAGCAAGGGCGTTTCTTTTTTCAGGCTGTTGCTCAGTTCTTCCTCAACCTCGTGCCGGGACGACACGCTGCCTTCCATGAAATTGACCCCTGTGACGTGCTCAACTTCACGATAATGCGATGCCGTCATCAACTGATCGTTGCGTAGCCCTGTCAGGTGAAATGCCAGACTGTGCAGTGTCCGGAAGTACGGCAGATCGTTTTTTGGATCAAGCCCGAAACGTTTTGCTGCTCGTTCCTTAGCCTCATTTGCCGCTTTGCGCGTAAAGGCAAAGAAAGCAATGTGCCCCGGATACGTGCCTTTGCCCAGTTCTGCTTCAACAAGATTAAGAAGCGTGGTGGTCTTGCCCGTCCCCGGTGGCCCAAAAATACGCTGCATTAGTGCAACATCTCCTTTTTGATTTCAAAGGCAAGTTCTGCCAAATCGACGCTTGGAAAGACAAAAACAGGGTTGCCTCTGCCCATGTACACGTTGATGACGTTAGAGTCCATCCACGCTATCGCGTCCTCTTTTTCCCAGTCGTTATCCTTCATCAAAACGTCTAGGCATTTTTGATAGTCATAGACGACAAGCGGAGCGTCCCAACCGGCGGACTCGCCTACGCCCAGAATAGCTGCGTCAAACCCTTCTAAAATAATCAAAACGGTATCTCCTCTTCAGTGCCCCCGAAGCTGGGCGGCTCTATACGACTTATGGCCTGCTCGTGCGCAGGGATCTTCCATAACCGTATCACTTTACCCTGTATGCGCAATTGAGTGGCCTCACCGTTCACGTCCCGCAAACGTTGCGCGATTTGATGTGTTTTGTAGACCTTGAAGTTCGCTTTGATGAGGTGGGCTTCTAGATCTTTCAGCCTGAAGTACGTTTCTTTCTGGTCCTCATCTGTCCATGGCCGCTTGAGCAAGATCTGCTCCTTCTCATCCGCAGCCTGATGACCTGTACAGAACTCTTCCAAGTGATCGGCGAACTGCCCGTTTACGCTGACGTCTTGGCTTACTTCTATGACGTGACCTTCGGTGTCACTCATCTCATTGAGCAGAGCATTGATACGCTGCTCCCACTGCGCCTTTTGCACAGTCCTTGGGAAGAAGTTCAACTGATCGACACACGCCTTCTGGAAGGCCGACTGAACCATCAGATCGTCGGTCGCAAGCTCTAGGGGTTTGCCTTGAACGTCCAAGAACCACACGGGTGGCACACTGTTGTACTTGCGCAGGTTGGCTATCTGCACGCCAGAGGTAGCTGCATCGATACCAAACTTACGCGTCTTGCAAAGCTCTGGGTTGCAGTACGCATTGATCGGGGCATCACGGCACTTGTAGGCGTAATCCTTACGCTCTAGCTGCTTGGCAACCGTGTTGACTTCACCCAGCGGTAAAGGTGGATGAATGAAATTCATGTTGTGAGTCAGGATCTCTGACTCCCACGTCTCCGGGTGTGCCTTGCGCAGGTATACCCCAAGATTAAAAAGTCCGTTGTTTCTTGCGCCTTCACCGATGCCTTCTTTACATAAGATCTGTAGACAAGGCGGACCGTCCGGTATGGGCAGTGCGGCATCTTGCTCCACCACCAAAGCCAGTGCCTGTTCGTGCGTCTGTACGTTGTGGTCAACAAGCTCAAGGAATTCATCAAACGTGGCTGCTGTACCGTCAGGGTTGAACCCGTACCGCAGGCCGTTTTCGTGATCGAAGTACGGCATGTTCAGAAAGTTGCCGACGTCGCCACGCTCTAGGTTTAAGCTGATCTGTTTGGGAAAGATCTCACTGCCGCCATAGCCAAGGCCCGCGCTCAACTGTGTCAGCACGTCCTGCATGTCCTTGGCAGGAATAAATTCATCTGTGAATAAAAATACGTGAGCACCGCCCGACTTAGATCGGCACACCACCAGCGGTAGCTTTGCCGCTTGGATCTTGTCGATTAGCGCCTTGTGATCAAAGTTATATTGATCGATGTCAATGCAGCCCCAGCGGCATGCATTGTCTTCATTGATTGGAATAATCCCAATGGATTGCTGACCCGCTAGGTGTCTTTCCCAATGTTCTTTGGTCCGTGCTTCGCGTACTACGTTCGCTTTGCCTTGAGTCTTGCCACTGCTTGACTTCGACTCAATCGTGAACGTGCCGTGCGCCTGCTTCAGACCATCAAAAATCTGTGCAAATTTGCGAATGTTCATAAGTTCCTTGGTCCGTGCATGGAGGTGCCCGCTATAGGTCGGTCCCTCCTATCGACGGCACGGTACGCCGTTGGGATTTTTACCAAGGAATGTCGTCAGCGTTATCCTCTGGCGTAGCTTTTGGTTTGGCCGTAGCGGCCCCACCCTCTTCATGCTTGACCTGCACGTCTCCTGCACTGATCGCAGTATGAAACGCTTTAGCCGCCTGATACTGATTGGCATCCTCTATAGGGCCATCCAGATCAATCTTCCAACCGTGCCATACGCCTTTGGAGTTCTCCTCCTTTGCCGTGGTCAGGTTGTAGACGTGCGAGAAACGCGGTGGCTGAAACGGCACGCCGTTAGCACCGACCATGCTGCGCGTGGCAATCATGGTGTTCCACTGGCGCGACTTCTTGAGTTGCGTCGACTTCATGGAGATCAGCGCGTTAGACATCGTGCCGTCCTCTTCCATGATCAGCACGTAATGCTGGTGCGTCTCATCGATGTACTCACCCTTACCGCCATCCACGTATTCGCGGTTGTCGTCCGGATCACGCCTTGTCTGAGGCCGGTCTTCGTCTGGCGCAAAAATCTTCATCGGTGCGCCTGTGCCAGAGCCACGCGGTGCCCACATGAGAAACCGTCGCTCGTAGTGACACGGGATCACCTTGAGAGGCGACTTCGCGCTGTATACCTGCCGTGACACGGAGTTCACCATGTCGCCTAGCTTGGCAGTCTCTGCCAGTTTTTCGTCCTGCTGGAGCAGTTCTGAAGACACAATCTTCAAGAACGGCAGTGCCAAGTCGTCTTGGCTCAACTCCATACCAACCCCCGCGTCTGCCTCAAACATCGCAGGCCCTGCGACCACTACGTCGCTCTTTTTCTTTTCCGCTACCTTTTTATCTTCTTTCTCAGCCATCATTTTGCCTTATTGATCGTTGCTCGTTGTCCTACCCATACGCCAAACAAATCCATGTCTAGCTCCTTACCTTCCTCGATACGGCCTTTGACCCAAGCCTTGAGCGTCCCAGCATGCACTTCCTGCTTCTGCTCTGGCTCCCACTGCTTGTTTCTAAGTTCATCAACTAAAGCCAAAGCTTCGTTGTCTTTTTCCTTACCGAAGCGCACCGTCACGGTGTTTTTGATGATGTCTCCCTCGCCATGCGAGCGCAGCCAATCGAAGGCTTTTTCTTCGTTATCCTTTTTGATTCTTGCGCCGTATGTTTCTTTGATGTCGACCTTGCTGCCGTCAGCTAAGGTGAAGTTGGTCAGGCCGATTTCGGCCATCTGGCTTGGCAGATCTTCGTCAGTCAGCTTGAGCAATGTCTGCTTCGCTGCTTTGAGATCACCTTCAAGATTTTCTACCCTTGTTTGGGCAGCTACGATATCATTGGCCAGCTTTTGCACACCCGACAAACCTTCGTTTGAGGGTAAGTCCAAGGGGCTTTGGCTGTCTTCAGCCATAAGATCAGAGAGAGATTTACTCATCGTCGTCCTCGTTTTTCATGTTTCAAGCGGCGTTAGCCACTTCCCAAAGCAAGAATAATCCCATAATATCGCATGTGTCAAACAATTTAGGCACCTCATGCAATTTAATTTCAAAACTGAGCCTTACGAGCACCAGCGCGAAGTCTTCGATGCGAGTTGGGACAGCGAATCGTGGGCCTTGTTCCTTGAGATGGGGACAGGCAAAACTAAAGTCACTATCGACACACTGGCCAAGCTCTACTGCGAAGGCGAGATAAACGCAGCCGTGGTCATTGCACCGAAAGGCGTGTACGGCAACTGGGTAGCTAAGGAGATACCGCAGCACATGCCGGACGATGTGCCGTGCAGCGTGGTGTTATGGCAACCGAACCTGACGCAGAAGTTCAAAGCAGAACTAATGGCCCTGACGAACGATCAAGAGCACCTGAAGATACTGGTAATGAACGTGGAGTCGTTCTCTTCCAAGAAAGGGCCGGACGTTGCTGCATGGTTTATGAAGCGTAACCCCAACTGCCTCATGGCCGTGGATGAGTCGACGTCGATCAAGAACCGCACCGCAAAACGGACCAAGAGCATTATCAAACTGGGCAAAGCGGCAAAGTACCGTCGCATCTTGACAGGCAGCCCTATTACCAAGAACCCAATGGACCTGTACGCACAGTGTGCTTTCTTGGGCACGGACGTGCTGGGCTTTGAATCGTTTTACGCGTTCCAAGGCCGCTACGCCGTAATGAAGACGCGCAAGTTTGGTAATCGCAGCTTCCAAGAGATTACCGGCTACAGAAACCTTGACGAACTGAACACCAAGCTACAGACGTTTAGCAGCCGTATCTTGAAAGAGGACTGCCTTGATCTCCCTGAGAAGATTTACATGCAGCGTCAGGTGTCGCTGACCAAAGAGCAAGAATCTGCCTACAAACAAATGAAAGAGATGGCGCTGGCCATGCTAGAGAAAGGCGAGCTATCGACGACGCAAAGCGTTCTGACGCAGATCATGCGCTTGCAGGAGATCTGTTGCGGGCATCTGAAGACTGACGATGGTCAGGTGCAGGAGATACCCAACAATCGGATGAGCGAACTGCTGGACGTGATCAGTGAAATGAATGGCAAGGTCATCATATGGGCTAGCTGGGTGTTTGATATTGGCAAGATCAAAGAAGAACTGGCCAAGATCTACGGCCTGCGCTCCGTCTGCACGTTTTATGGGGACACGCCAACGCAAGACCGGGATCAAATGGTTGCAGAGTTCCAAGATCCAGATAGCGAGCTACGCTTCTTTGTCGCTAACCCACGGACCGGGGGCTACGGCCTGACACTGACCGCTGCAACCAACATGGTGTACTACAGCAACCAGTACGACTTAGAGATACGCCTGCAATCGGAAGACAGAGCGCACCGTATTGGTCAGACCAAGCATGTATTGTACGTGGATCTGGTCAGTCCAGACACGGTAGACGAGAAGATCATTGCGGCCTTACGCAATAAGATCGATCTGGCCCAGCGAGTGCTGGGCGAAGAAGCTAAGGCTTGGCTGATCTAGCTCGGCGCTTGAGGCAGTGACCCAATACCCTGCTGCTGTATCAGCCCAGAGATTGGATCGTTAGGGAACAGGGCCGCGAACTGCTGACGCTGTTGCGGGTTTGCTCCGCCTTGAGGTGGGGGAGCCGGTTGAGGTGCTGGAAGCGGCGCAGCCATGGGCGCTGCTGCTTGTGGCGGAGCCACTGGCTCTGGTTCAGGTGCCCTGAACGGCGAGCCTTGCTGCTTAAATTCTTCTACTCGTAGCATCTCACTGGTGGTCGGCTGGTCCTCCGCAATCATTGCGCCGATGTTCACGCCTATGGCGTTTTTTAAGTATGCGTTAAGTTTGCGAACCCCAAGCAGACGTTTTGACGCGGATAGTTTGCTGCCAGTAGGAGATAAAAGATTTTTATCAAGCAAAAGATCCAAGTATTCGGGGTCTTTTATGGCGGTTTCCAATACGCTGTTGACGGTGGTGACCGGCAGCGCATTGAGTAACCGCATAGCGGCTTGTGAACCAGCTTGTGCTTCGATCAAGCCTTGAGAGGACCGTCCCGGCATCAAATCACCAACCATAGAACCAATTTTTGAGCCGCTGATTCGCACCAACAACTGCGTCAATACGTCCGTGCCAGTTTCAACATCCTCAAGAATATCGAATGCAGGGTCACTGATGCGTTTTTGCGCACCCTCACCCGACACGAGCAGCTTACGCAAGCGCACACGTTCGTCATATGTAAAGACACCGGCATCCACTAATGTCTTGATAAGTGGGGGTACTTTACCTCTGTCGCTAAAAAAGAAAGTCCGCATTTTTGCAAAGTCGGGAATACCGGTAATTGAATCTTTGTCGCTCTGCGAAAATTGTCTGGCAGCTTCAAAGACCGCATCTCGTATTTCAGAGTCTACGGCATCTAAAGTAATTTTCGGCATACCCTCCGGAGCGTCTCCAGCTTCACTGCGCCTAGCTCCCTCCCTCAACCGTGTAACCAAGTTTTTCATGCCCTCTTCGGGTTTTTCTGAGCGCAAAACGTTTTGTATTGCGGATACCGGCATCTCGCCCGTTAACTGCTCAAATAATTTAACCGTACCGAAAGCCGTGGCCCTCTCTGCGTCTTTGGCTTCACTACGCACCTGCTGAAGAAGAACCTGAGTAGCCGCAGAATTTTCAAGGTCCGCTTTTAACTGAGGCAATCTTTCGAGGGTGCCCTCGTTACGCTTTACAAAAGCCGCGACCGCACGCGTGTTGACCTCTCCTGTTTCTGGATTAATTATGGTCGGGTTGTCGGCTAAAGCACGCATAACCAAATCGAAGTTGTATTCCAGTGCCCCTGTGCGGGCAAGCACGGCATCTAATGCATCTTGGTCTTTCTGTAGCCCACCGGGCGTTGCGTCGTTGACAAGAAAGCGTACCGCGTCGTCCATTTCTCGCATTCGCAGCATGGTTTCATCGTCTTGACCTTGGAAGATTTGGCGATAGAGCAATTCAGGCTGAACAAAATCCGCTCCTGTAGCTTTGTTCTGCAACGCTTTGTTAGGGAAAGCGCGTCGGAATGTATCGTTGAATACTTTTGAAAAAGCTCTGGCCGTGTCCGCAGCAGCAAGATCGTCCGCCGATATTTCGGGGTTGAGCGTTTGCAGATTTTCTAAATCTCCGAGGTCTTGCCGTATAGCGTCTGCGAGAACGCCATAGACTCTTGCGTCCGCCATGCCGGGATTTTCACCGCTAGCCGCTTTTCGAGCCTCACTCAGCAAGAAAGACCGATAATTCAACATTTGCTGGTAGGTGGGCGGCTCAAGATTGACATCGCCAAATTGCTCTCGGGTTTTTCTAGCCTCTGTTAAAGCGCGGTCAATCTCGAAAAATGCACCAAGGCCCGTGTTTTGCCGGTCTTGATCGGTCAAGCGCGGAAAGCTCTCCCCGGGCGCGGGTGGCCTGTTTTTGATTGCTTCCAACGTCGAAATACGCGTGTCTAATGCAGCCGCCTGCATTTGTTCCGCGAACCGTGCGCCGGTAGCCGAAGCAGCCCGAGGGAACACTTCTCTCGCCACTTCCTCTGGGAGCGCAGCCATTTCGGCTTGAATTGTCGAAATTAAATTGTCCTGCCCAACGATCACATTGTTTGGTACTCGACCGTAAAGTTGTTTCTCTTGCGCTCGGGCGTCTTGGAACACTCCTTCAATGATCGAACTGATACGTCGGCTGGCTTCGTTTCGTGCAGCGACACTGTTTGGGTTGATCTGGCCGACTGCTTTTGTGGCATCTTGTAGCGCCAAATCGAGGCGCTGGTTCATCAAATCAGAAAAGTGTCGATTACGGATTTGCGCGGCAGTTTGAATGGCATTGTTACCGCCGGTCAGTGTCAACGCGTTAATTAAGTAATTGACGGCCTCTATTTGATTATCTAATTGGTTCTGCACCTCTGTGCCGAAGCGACCGTTTAAAGCTCTTAGCCGCCCTTCAATCAATCCTAGTGTGGAACTAGCCGTCAAGGCTCTAGATGTAGGAGCCGGAATCTTCGCCTTGTCTAAAAGCGGGCGGGTTGTTCCGTCGTACTTTTGCTCTGCGTCTTTTAAAAGGTCTATAAACTCAGGAGATCGAAGCTTTTTTTGTATGGCATCTGGGTCCTCGCCTCGTGCGACAAAAAGCTCCCGCAAAGCCGCTCCTACACGAGCTTCTACAGATCCTTGAGAAGCCTGTCCGGCAAGTTCTTTTGCATCTGCTTGAAGCGCGTCTTTTCCCGCAAGAGCATATACCGCAATAGAGCCAAACGGTACGCCCAAAAATAACCCGCCGCCCGCCTCTCCTAAAATACGGGACGTAAAACCGCCGGGATCAATTTGTTCCGCCATCCCGGCTCCAAGTCCAGCGCCAACCACTGCCGAACCTTCGCCGACTTGAAAGGCTCTTGGATTATCTTTGTACGTCCGCAAAAATTTGAACATCACAGGGTCACTGCTTTGCAAAAACCGCATCGTTTCGGACATAGCTCCCGGTTGGAAAACAGGGTTTTTTTCTTGGTTGAAACTACGCAACCGAATTGTTTGGCCTAACCTGTTCAAAAATCCAGCTTGGCTGTTTAAGGCAGTGTCTGAAATAGTCTTAAAAGCTTTGGGCGCACCCATCATCGTAAAGCCTTCACCGATGACTTTCGTGCCCTCTAGCAACGCTTGAGTGTTTGGATCAAGTATGGGTTCGTCGGGGAAAATAGCCTCTTCTGCCTCTGTGCCTAAAACAGCGCCTAAGATCAAACCTGTCCCGCCGCCGACAATAGCTCCGAAAGGAGGGACGAAAGGCGCACCTACCGTGGCTCCGGTAATCATTCCAGCAGTGGCGGGCGCACCTACCGTTACACCACGGGCCGTGCCCTCTGCGGCAGCTTCTGTGGGCGTTAACTGTCGGCCTTTAACAAACGTGCTAAGAAAATCTTGTGGCGAAATACCTTTTTTCAAAAGGTCTTCGTTTTCATCTAAACCAAGGTCGTCTAGGAACGTAGTAAGAATTTCGTCTTGTGTAAGACCCTGACCACGCATGGATTGAATCGGCAGATCGACTTTTTCGATGTTCATGTAACGTTTGACGATGTCTAAATCGTTCAAACCCGTGCCGCGCAACTCTCTGTAGACACCCGGTCCTTCAAAGTTATTTACAATCGCTTCAACGGTCGGTTCTAAACCAAATTCCCGAACAGACGGGGCGAATTTTTGTTCAAAGCCAATAAGCTCTGCGGCGGCCAAAGGCACTTGGGGGCTTTCCGGCTCAGGTAGCGGGCCAGTTTTAGGCATCAACCCCATTGCCTTTAAATTCTGGAAAGGTTCTTTGAGGTTACTTTGATAAGCCGCGCGCGCTTCTTCGAGCCGTTCGTTAGCCATATTAGCCCTCACCAAACATCATTTTGCCTGCCGCTTGCACGGCTTCGCTGTTGTCCTGAAAAGGTCGTGCGATGCGACTGTCGGTTAAGTTGTTCGATCCGGTAGGATTACTAGGCCCAACGTCTTCAATCAGTCCAATACCTCTTTCGAGAGATGCTATAACGTCATCAAAAGCGCCAACCAAGCGCACGCCTTGTCTTTGAGCGGTTCTCGCCATGGAAACACTAGCACCGGGGTGTAGTTTGGGATTGGCAATAATGTCTTGAGCGTCAAGTAAGCTACTTTGTATTTCGCCTTGTAATATTTTCGCGGCTTTTAGAGCATCTTCATCAGTTTTCAATACTCCCGGCTGCAACGAGGAGACTTGCTGTTCAAGAAGAGTAGTCACAGACTTCAGCGGTCGAGAACCCAGATCCGTGTAAAACAACTTCAACGTTTGCGTGGCTAAATTTTTCATAACTTCTTGCGCATTACGTCGCAAATTGGCTTGTTGCACAACGTCTAAGTTAGCTATCTGAGGTAGCTCTGTTAGCTCACGAAGTTGGTTAGCAGCACCTGCGAAAGTAGACGCTAAGTTAGTTCTAGCGCCAAAAGCTTTAGACGCATCGAAATCTTCATCAAGGATAGAAATGCCTTCGGCTCTCTTTAAAGCCTCCTCCATGTCTGTATTCAGAGTAGAAACAGGGTCTGTTGCCAGTTCAATAACTTTTTCTTTGATTTCGCTATTAATGTTGACCGGTAGTTTGGCGTCAAGTCGCTTTTTTATTTCTTGCGCAACGCGTACAGGAATGTTTTCTTTGAAGCTGATGCCTTGATCTGTCCTTTCAGGAGCAAATCTTCGATCAATCAAAGTTTCAAAAATTTGTAAATCAGCATCGTTCATCGTCCCGTCAGCATAAGTCGGGAGCTTCGTGAAAAACCTAGCAAAATCACGCTCGTCTGGAGTATTGCGTGGCATCCCTATCGTTCGTTTATCCGCGTCATCGATAACCGCAGTAGCAGCAACGTCGTCAGCAGGAGCCGCATCAATGCGTGCCGCTTGGTTGAAAATGCCCGTTAACTGACCCGCTAAAACTCCGCCCTGTACCGTTCCGCTGGTTGTATCCAGCACCGAAAATTCATCTTCACCGTCGATGTTAGTGCCGGTCTTAGCGATTTCAAATCTACCGATGTTGACTTTATTCAGTTGTTTAATCTCTTCTACCAAAAGTTTGGTCGTGCGCTCGTATTGCTTTTCAGCCATTCGCGCAGCGGCACTACGCTCTGCTTGGTCGGTGGCAAAAGCAGACTGCAACGCTAGCGTTTTAGCGGCTTGTTGGGACTTACGACGCTCACGGTCTAGTGTACCGATGTCACCAATCAAGCCTTCGCCCGCGCTAGCTAAATTAGCAAGAAAGCCAGATCCCGCGATGTTGCGGCCCTTTGCGTCTCTGCCAGAAGCAAGTTGAAAACCTGCTTTAGCTAAAGCTAGGCCGCGATCAAGGTCACGCTCTTCCTCTGATTCTGCTATAAGATTTTGATAGACCGGCAAATATTGGTCGTAATACGTCTGAAACCCCGGATCGGCAGTAGCACCACCACCTTCTTCAAACTTTTTTACAGCACCGCCTACCGCGAACTGCTGCGGTGGTGCCATAGGGGGAGCCATCTCTGGCGCAGGTTGACCTTGGACCATCAAAGAGCCGATGCCCTCGGCCATTTCATCTTCAACTTCTGCCGCGCCCAACACCTGTTGAATCAAGCCTCCGACGCCACTGTCGATAGCGCCCTCTTCGCTCATCATAATAGTGGGTTGCACCATGGCTAACACTGACTCGGGAGTCTGCCGCGCATCAGCTTCGCCGACGAACGAGGCAAGCTCCGAAACTCGGTCCGTTAAAGATCTGTCATTGCCTCTGATGGCATTGATGAGTTGTTCTGTATCTGCTGCGTCATCAATCCCATCCATTGTCTGCGCTAAATAATCCAGCCCTATTTTTTCACCCTCTTCACGGGCCATAAGAACGTCTTGTGCAAGAGGGTCTAAAGGCTCTTCCATCGGCATCGGGGGTTGTGTTGCCATGGGATCTGGCATAACCGGTGGCGGTGCAGGGGCCGTCTCCGGCATCATGGCGGCAATACCGCCTTCCTGCATTTTGCGGGGCAAAACACCCCTTCCCATTAAAATGTCTTTTTGCGTGACTTGCCCGTCCCCACTTAAATCAGGGAACTTGTTAGCGCCACCACCGCCTGCTCGGAATAACGGACGTTGTAAAACGCTCATCAAATGACTCCTGCTCTGTTCAGACCGGCGACGCCCATTCCCAGACCAGCGGCTGTTTGAGCAAAGCCGGGGCTAGAGGATTGTTGTTGCGTGATTGAGTATTGAGAGGACGGTAGCCCAGAAGCAGTGTCGGTGAGGAACGCCATTTGTTGGAACGGAGCTTGGTATGCCGCCTGATCCGCTGCAAATTGTGCGTTTAAGACGTTTTGTGCTTGTTGTTGGTTCATTCCGCCGAATTGCATCAACTGGTTAATGTCCTGACCACGCATTGCTTGACCTTGCGCACCCATTTGGACTTGTTGACCGCCCAGACTTCCTAACTGCCCCGCTAAAGCTCCGGTTTGATTTGCAAGACCCGCAATACCTTGCCCCATAGCGCCTCGCTGCTGCGCCAGATCGGCTAGTTGAGCCACGTTTGCTTGACCCAATTGTCCGTATTGTAGCCCCATCTGACCACCCAGTTGCGCAACGTTTGCTTGCTGTCCCGACATTTGAGCCATTGCTTCTTGACCAGATAATCCTAACTGACCGCCTGCGATAGCCCCTCGCTGACCCAGTTGCGCTGCGCCCATGCCTAACTGCGCACCTTGTCCGGCAGCGTCCATACCTAATTTGGCTTGGTTTTGCGCCGTTTGCGCACCTTGAGCCGCGAGTTGTGCTTGTAGTTGCTCTGTGGAAATGCCCAATTTTGCTGCATTTTCTGCTAATTGCGCTTGAGACATTTGTCCTTGCAAACCCAACTGTCCTGCTTGACCTGCGCCTCGTTGAGCTAATTGTTCTGCGCTTAGTCCTAGCTGCCCTGCCTGTGAGGCTGCTTGTAGGCCCGTTGCCGCACCCGCTTGACCTAATTGTCCCGTAAGTTGAGCACCCTGCTGTTGTCGCCCTTTTGCTGCCTCAAAAGCTTGTTGAGCTTGTTGAGCCGCTTGCTGATAACCTTGAGAGCTTAATTGCGCTCCGGTCCGTGCTTGCTGTTCCAAAACATTACGACCGATTTCCGCTTCTGCGATAGCACCCCGAGAGCCACCAAAAGCTCCTGCTTTTGCTTGCTGCGCTCTCGCGTCCATCTTTTGTTTTTCACCGAGACGCGCTATTTCTGCCTGCTCTGCCTCAATGACGTCGCGGGTGAAGGGGTCCATAAACGCGCCAATGCCACTGGGGTCAAATTGATCTGCACTGCCTGCCAACTGCGCGATACCTCGTCTAGCGGTTGAGCGGCCCATCGCTCCCGCTCTAGCCAAATCTTGTTGAGCACCACCAACTTCCCGTCTAGCACGACGAGTAGCTTGTCCTAATCCTTGTTGAGCACCACTAATTTGCCCGGCAATACCGCCTGCGGCATCTTGGATACCTTGCCTGCCTTGGCCGGAAATACGACCGGCTTGCCGCCCTGAACGAATAGCCTCCGTTTGTGCGCGTCGGCTTGCTGGCATTGAGCTACGCGCAGCGTCAGTCAATCCTTGTTGCCCGAACTGGGCGGCTTCTTGACCTAATTGATCCGCGCGACCAATGCCCTGTTGGGCGGCAGATACTTGGCCACCAACACCCTCCCTAGCTTGTCCGATACCCGCACTAGCGTCAGAAAACCCTTGCATAGCGGCGTCACGATACTGATATGCGTCTTGCATTTGGCCGAGTGCTAAGTCTCTGGCTTGCCCAAGATCCGCAATGCCCTCCAGTTGCTGACCATACGACTCTTGGATAAAGGGCATAGCTGTATCCGATATCATGCCCTGCGCTGCTTGGTTTGCGTCCAGACCACCTTGAAGAAAAGGCGCGTAACTGCCTACTCCTGACCTGATTAAATCGCCAGCAGCCTGTTGTTCGCTGGTCAAACCCGCAATTGTTTGCGCGGGTGGTGTTATGCCTTGGCGTTGTAACTCCTGCACATAACGCAAAGCGTCCTGCATCCGGGCAACTTTATAAGCCTCAATTTCTGGGGCTTCACGTTGATAGACTGTTTGTTGTACGTTTTCTGCCATCAGACTTTAGCCTCAAATTGACGCATCATGTTGTACATGTTGCGCATACCATCTTCTCGACTACCCCGACCGGCACCACGGACAGCTTTTGCTGTAAATACAAATTCTCCGTCCGACAGCATGGCGGGTATGTCATCAGAAGTCTCCGTGCCCGGCCCCTCAATCGGCCCGTTCATGCGCGGAAAATTCATAATTTCGCCCCCGTCCGCTGCTCCAAGCGGAGGCAAACTGGTGTCAATATCCGTAGGCTCAAAAAAACTTTGCTGCGGTGTGGGTTGATACGCACCTGCTGCGCGAGTGATGCCAAAAGACGGTGCCATGCGTATCGGATCGTCCCCGTAAAAAACTCTGTACCGCTCCGGGTTTGCGTCTACAAGATCAAAACCGGAGGGCAAGGTGCTTAAATCGGTGAGTTCTACGTCTTCGCCGGGAAATAACGCGCTTCCCGCTAATAAAGCGACACCCGCCGGACCAAATTTGCGTTGGAAACTGACAGGGTTACTTTTCAAAAATTGACTCGCAGCATTGCTTATTGATACGTCGCCGAACTCTGACGCAAATCCAGCAGGATCTTGTTTTTTCAAGTCCCTCAGTAGATCGTTCAATTCGCCCTTGTTGTAATTCGGCAGGAATAGGTCGCCGAAAGCTTCTAAACGGCCTTGAAATCCACGTCCACCGCCGGTAAAAACTTCTTTGAATGCTTCGCCAACTGGGCGTATCTGTTCTCCCTGAAAATCCGCTAGCTTCGCCTCAAAATCAACTTTTTGTCCCCCTGCGGCAGTTGTGTCGACACTGGCATCTGCTCCGGTGCCTGCTCTGGTGCCTACTCCTTGGACCGGTTGTCTAGCATCTGCGATCATTTGCCCAGTAAAGGGGTCATATACTTGTGCAGGTTGTGAGGCAACAGGACCGATTGCTCCGACTGCTCCGCTTACTTGAGTTCCTACGCCACCTGCCGGAGCCGTTGCATCAACCGGTGCAACTTTGGCGGGCATGCTCCCTAAAGCTTGGAAACCAGACGGAGCAAAATCTGGCGTTTCGAGAACTGTTACGCCTTCTATTCCTTGCAGTCGAGCAAGCTCTGCGGGATTAGTCGCAGCCAACTCTTTTGCGTATGCAGGATCTACCGTCGCCGTGGCTTCTGCTCCTGCGGGGGCAAGCTTGCCTCCAAGGAAGTCCATGCCTTTCGTCGTAACGCCCGCAAGGGCCGCACTCGCTAAAATATCTTTTGGCTTACCGCCCGACAGCGTGGTGTTGATAGCTGCCTGCGTCGCCATTTGTTTCGCACCATTTGCAGCCCAATTGTATTTGTCACCAATTTTACCTGCGGCAAAGCTCGAAATACCGCCTATGGCCGCTGCTTTTAAGCTGTCCTTTAAACTTCCGCCCTGAATGGCGACTTGTGCGCCCGAAACAATCGCAGAAGCAATTGGCGGCGGTACACCCAACATGGTCAGACCTATTGTTGCAACAACAGGCAGGATCTTTTTGACAATCTTCTTCAAGCCTTTGAACAGCTTTTTTAAGAAGAATTCAGGTTGCCCTGTCACAGGGTTGATTGAGTTAAGCTCGTTACCGACAACGTAACGCTCTGGCTCAATGCCCATGATGCGCATTTCTGCAAAAAGCTTGTCTTTCAGTGCGGGGTTTTGGTTGAAGACTTCCATCGGTACCACAGTCTCGCCTTCAGCAGCGTGGACCATGTATTCGTCTTCGTTACGACCGTATTTAGCCAACTTGTCGGCTATTTTCACGACGTTGGTAATACCTTTGGGCGGTACGTCATCATCGTCATCGGCCCAAGATCCAGTCTTTGCGGTCAAAAACGTGGCGATCCCGCCCTCTGGAATAGGGATTTTATCGAATTGATCGACTTCGTCGTATTTAAGTGCAGCTTGTCCCATGTCCCCAGTATACGCCTATTTTAATTAGAAGAACCAACCTAACCGTGTACGTTCACTACTACAGATCCATTCGTAACTACCTGAACAGCGCCGACTGCGCCTGTCGCCTCTAGCTTTGAAACCGTGTATGGCAACGGGTCGGAAAGACTCACCCACTCGTTGCCTGTATACAACTGCAAACGCCCCACCGTAAGGTTCCAAATTAAAGCGCCAGCGTTAAATTTAAGCTGGTCTCTTTGAGTCGTTACAAACTGTGGAGTCGCATCCGGATCAAAAGAGTCTAAACTCAATTCCAACAAGCGAATAGTACGGTTGAACGTGTTGCCGTCAACAGATTCGCCGTTAGCAACAAAAGGCAGACGACCCTGTAACAGCTTACTCATCGACGACCGTTCGGCTGTAGATCAAGTCTTGTGCCGCCAATACGGAAGCCCACGCCTGTTCTGACGCCAATCTCTCCATCGTCATCTGACTCAAACCGCACAACAGCTTGCCGCCCCCTAGCGCGTGTATCTATTTTGGTGGTGCTAGCAGTAAAAGCCGTCGTTTGATCCGTGGTCAGTGAGTCACCGGGAAAGTTACGCGCTTTGATGACCAAGTTTATAGTCTGTGTGCTGCCTGAATCACCTGTAAATTTGACGTCTGGGATACACTTACGAATAAACTGAAACTGGTCTCCGTCGCCAAGATCGAAGTCCGCACTTTCAATAAACACATTGTCCATTGGACTGCCGTCGTTATCAAAGCCAGTCTCGTGTGAATAAACGTAGTTGGCTGCGCCATCATATCCAGCCGCTCGCGGAAAACTTTCTAGCCCTTCATCAAGCCACGCCGTCCTAGATAGATTGCCTATTGCCCATGTTTGCTCGACATAGTTGTACGTCACATACCGGTCAATGCTGTTGGAGGAAGAGGAGCAATAAAACCAACCTACCTCGTCGAATTGCTTGTTCAAAAACCCAAAGAACTGAAATGACTGGCCCTCGTTGATGTCGTCAAAAACGTAAGATCGGACGCTGCAAGGTACCGACTGCACAGAGCCTTGATAGGCATAAAACCCTTTTTTGTCCATCCAAAACACGCCGTTGGGCGTATTTACCGCTGCGTTAGGGCTAACGAGACTGACGCCCTCGTTGATGAGGTTCAAACCAAAAGTCAAAGGCGGTCCAATAAACTGCAAGCTATACAGCGCGACGTCCGTCCAGATCAAAGTCTCTTGTCTTGCCCGCAGCCCTCCGATGATCTGTGATCCGGCTGAACAACGTAAGGAGCCTGCGGTATTAGTTGCTCTCGGGAACCACTCTGCCGGGTTTTCTTGGTCAGAAAAAGCAACTAAAAGTGGGTCAGATGATCCTGTCCTTGCAGTTGCACTATCATTGATTGGATCAGCCCCCAAGGCAATCACGTGTCGATCCACGTCAGAAACAAGTACTTGCAAAGCAACGGTCGGAGTAAAGCTTGCCCCCGATAAATCAGCAATGTCTACGGCCCTGTCCGTTCCCAACGTTTTTGCGCTAGTGTCCCAATAGTAGATTCGGCCTGCCCGAACATTAGCAAGCAAATCTTCCCCGAAACTATCAAACGACCAGAGCCTCAATTGATTTAAAGAACTTAACGCGCTTGAGGAACCCCATGTCCCTGCACCCCATGTCCCTGAACCCCAACCTGTGCCATCTACAAACACATCAAGCCCAACGTTGATCTGGTAAGCACCGACTACAGAGCTACCGCCGTTGCCGCTGTCACTACTGTTGGCCGTGACAGTCGTCCCAGAGGTGTCTTTCGCCGTGATGACATACACGCTAGTGCTGGTGATAGAGTCGATCTCATACTCTTGATTCAACACAGCAGCAACAACATTGCCGCCAAGTGACGCGGCCCCAGAAAAAGTCACAAAATCGCCCTTTGCGGCCCCGTGGGCAGTATCGGTCACGTTAATTGAACTTGATCCGTCGGTCGCGCCAAACGTCACGTCCCCTGCCGCCGTTGTTGACCGTATCGGCGTAATGTCGTTGTAGTTTGCGCCTGATTGTATGTAGAGCTTGGTCCGAGTGCCAAGACCCAAAAGCTTTGTACCCTCCAAAGAGGTCCACCCCAGAAGTTTTCGTCCCGTACCGTTGAAAGAAGACGTAATAAACTTGACCCAACCACCTATCTTTTCTGGCAAACCTTTGCGAAAACGCACCAAGTTGCCGTCAAACCAACCACCTTCGGCAGTATAATCAGTGCCTTCTTTGTTGATTCCGGGGTTAAATATGTACTTCTGCAAGGGCATTAGATGTACTCACCGCTACGGATCATTTCAGTCACCCTGATGGCCCGCGTGCCTACTTGTTGTGCCCATCGACTATCCATGAATTCGTCTGCGGCAATATCGAATTGTTCGCGCGACATAGCCTCAAGAGCCTTCACAAAGCCACGCAATCTGGTTAGACCAAGGTTAAAGCACATATCAATCATTGCATCTTGACGCGCTTCGTTGATGCCGTTGAACCAGAAGTATGTGTCGGCAAGCTCGCTCTTTACTCGCGCTACGTCATTCGCCAACAAGTATTCGATCTCATCGTCAGATAGTCCAAGGCCAGACTCTGAGATATTTCTGCCGACACCTATGGTTTCATACCCAGCACTGCACATATAAACTTTGGATTTGACGCCCTCATGGCGCTTGATCATTTCAACAAGCTTGCTCATTACTTCTCCCGTGCTACGGAGTTGACCTTCTCGTAGCTTCTCATTGCGCCCAATCCGAGCATACCCATCATAACGGGCACAAGAAGCGTTGTATCTACCTCTGGCACATCTACCCAGATGCTAATTATGTTGGCAATGATGGTGTTGTAGAGGAGGCCCAGCGCACAGATCCAACCGATGGCAGGTCGCCACCCGGCAACAAACAAGCTCTTATGTGCAGCTTCCATCTTATTGATTTCAAGCTGGCCCTTGAGTGCCTCATGCGAGTGTCTTTCACTCATGGTCGCTATCTCATGGGCGAGGGCGTTCTTTTGATCCTTGTCTTCTATGAACTTGTCGAGCAGTCCAGTGACCGGCCCAACTAGCGATGCAACAATACTCATTTTCCGTTCCCTCGATTCTGCCAAGCTGACGCGCCATAGTAGGATGCGACGAGCGCGGCAGTGCTCACATAGTATGTGGGAGCCATATTACCTAGCAGATTTGCCGCTTGCTCCAAACCTATCCAACTGCTGATAACAACCAGCGAAGGGTAAAGTAGCATCCCTAGCAAAGCGAACCACGCCATTGCTCTTTGTGCATCAGCCTTCTCACTCGACAGCTTTAGCTCTTTGAGTTGACGGCTGGTTTCAAGCTCCGAGTCCGACACAACACCATCGCCATCAGTATCATATTCGGCGTATTCAGAGCCTTCTTG